TTATCCCACATTTGCACTGGGATTCCCCAGTGAAGGCATATTTTTTAAAGTGCTTATATGGTCTTTCAATAGTGATATTACTTCTTCTTTTTGAGCTATTTCTTTGTCTTTTGCCGATAGTAACTGTTCATAGAGTTTTGTGTTTGTAGAATTTTCCTCTGAATTTTGCTCTAAAGTCTTTATCATATTTCCTTTCCCAGTAAGTAACCATGTGGGCGAAATTTCGCTATAAACTTCCACGATATTGATTAAATATTCTCCTCCTATTTCACTATTTAGAGATTTTCCTTTCAGGTTTGAATAAGATATATTTGTTTTATCGCAAAATTCTTTTTTTTGAATGCCTTGATTTTCAATAAATTGCAGTATCCTTGCTTTTATAGGTGAAATTTTATCCATATTTTCTTTTGAAGTATGAAATTTTATACTTACATTTGCGGTAATAAATTATTTATATAAACATAATAATAAAAAGTAAATACAAATATATGAAAATATCAAAAAAGATTATAGATAAGATTTTACGAGACAACAAATTCAGCTTAAAAATAGCACTGATATTAGACATTCAGCAAACCTCTGTAAGAGCGTTGGCTAGAAGTAATTCTGATAAACTAGGTCATGCTAAATTAGTTGAATTTTACAAGGAAGAAGGTTTCTCTGAAAAAGACATTTGGAGTAAATAGTTTTTTCAATGACAGCGGAGAATGTACTGCCTATTATCAAAGCATTAGACGCAAAGGAACAACAGCGGTTAATGCAGATGCTTGGTGTTGGAGCAGAAAAAACATCTTCGACAAAGACGAAACATTACCTAGAAAGAGATATTCGACAAAGATTATTGTCTACCATATTCAAGCCACGAAGGGTCTAAATATTATCACAAATTCTTTCTTCATAAATTTTTGGACAACAGACCAGCCTAGACGGGGTGCAGTGGCTTTTTAACTTAAAAACTCAATTATAATTTAAAATAAATAAGATGAAAAAAACAGATAAACCGCTTGCGGTAAATTTAGAATTTGAAGAGCAGTTAAGAGAATTGTTGTCACAGGCTCCAGAGGGCTTTGGGTTCTTGTGTTTCTATTACCTTACAAATGGAGAAAAATCTTGTGAAGAAGGAGTTATGCTTCATGCGGAAGGACCATTTATCGCAGAAGCTATTGTAAGTGCAATGGAGGCAGAGGGACATATAAATACTTTGATACAGGCTGCGTCCTCATATGTTACTGAATGTAGAATTCGTGAAAACAAAGGTAATCATGACAAGCACCAAAAGACAACAGTATAACGCCTGCTACAGGCTGAGAAAAAAGGGAGTGAAAATTTCTACACCAGAAAAAACCATATATGGTTCAGCTGAACTGAGTGAGAAACCTACGGTTTTCCTGCTCCTTGAAAAGTTTTCTTTTGTTGTTCAAACTCAAATATTCACAAATGAAAAGTAGAATTAAAAATCCCAAACTAAGGGCTTTTGTAGAGGGTTTCAAAAAAACATCCGTGCCAGTCACTGTTATAGATTTTTTAAAAGACAACGATGCTGACTTTACTATTGAGTTTAAAAGTAAAATAGAAAAATTAGCCAAGGATAACGAGGCTATAATAAAAATTGTAACTGGATAATGATTTACGAAAAAAGAAATAAATACACCTGGGTATTAAAGGAGAAAGAAAAAAACAATACAGCGCCTATTTCAGATGCTGTTTCGGAAAAGCCGACAAAACAAAATTCTCGATATAAAACAGCTCAGTATCGGACTTTCTGCAAAAGACTTTTTACTTATAAAAAGTTTGTTTGCAAAACTGAACTGAATATCCTTATAAAAGAACAGCTGCACGCCAATACCACTTGGTATCGTAACAGAATGGTTCAGCTGGGTTTCTTGAAAGAGGAATTTAATGTTTTCAAACCAGGAGAGAATTTATAAAAGATGAACAAGTATTTTTTTCATTGTATTTAAATTTAAGTTTCCCAGCTGGTTTCGGTGCGAGCCTGCCAGCTGGTTTTTTATCTAAACTATAAGAAATGAATTTCCCAATAAATCAACAAGATATATTCCAGGCGACTAATGGCGGGCTGGACTTGATACAGAGGTTTTTGCCTCAAGTTCGGCAGAACAAGCATTTTAAAATACGGCACGAGGGGACAGAGTCTGCTAATCTTTCCAAGAAGGACGGGATTTATTTCGTGAAAGACTGGGGAGACACGGGAGGTTTCTATGCCGAAAGCCGAAACGGGATCCACATCTACGCTCATGAAATGGGGCTTACTTATTTCGAAGCTCTTTTGCAGCTGGGTAGAGAATTGGGGATTTTGGACGAAAATAAAACTAAACCTAAAAATATAAATGTATGCAAGTTTTCCGAGTTCGAGGGAACGCTGAACGAGGACGGATTTTGCTACGAAACCAAGGACTTCACACCTTACGAGCTGGAGGTTCTTGGACCGCTGATGACGGAGGAAGTGTGCAGAAAGTATGGACTTTATTCCTTGAAGTCTTATTCTTGGCTCAAAAAGGAAGAGAATACCCAAAAAGAATTCTGCAATGTCTACACGGTGGAGAGTTCAGAAACTTATCCTGTTTTTGCCTTTATCGTAAAAGCAGGAGGCGGAAAGAAGAAAATCCACCTGGAGGGCGAAAATAAAAATGTAGTAGTAGAAGAACCCGAAGAGGAAAGAGTTTGGCTGAAAATCTACAAACCGAAATCAACAGATAAGAAATACCGATTTTCTTACCTTGGAAAGAAGCCATCACAGCATATTTTTGGGCTGGAGAATGTAAAGTCTATTTACAATAAACTCCAGCAGGAAGTAGAGGAGTCCTACGATGACGAGGAGGAATCTGCACCAGCCAAAGTGAAAAAATTAGAGCGAATAGTCATCTGCTCTGGCGACAGAGATTCTCTAAATATGGCTTCTACGGGCGAAACTGTGGTTTGGTTTAATTCCGAAACAGCGGATATTACCGAAACACAAATTGCGATGCTTTTCAAGTATGCATTTGAGGTCATCAATGTTCCAGACCTTGACCCTACAGGCTTCGAGGCTGGAAAGAAACTGGCTTTGGAGCATATGGATATCAAGACTGCATGGCTCCCAGAAAGCCTTACTAAATCCAAAGATTTTAGAGGTAATCCGAAAAAAGATTTTACCGACTTCATGAAATCTGAAGCTGCATTTGAGGACAAGGAACAAAAAGAGCTTCGAGCAAAAGTGAAAAGATTTCTGGAACTTGCCAGACCTGCTAAGTTTTGGATTGAAAAATGGAGAACGAACAAAGAGGGGAAGAAAATAGACCACACGCCAACCTACAGCGTGAATTACAAAAATGCGTTCAATTTTTTGAAGCTGAACGGATTTTTCAGAATAAAAGACGCCACCAGAAAGGATGGTTACTATTTTGTTCAGCAGAACAAGCACATTCTTCGGGAGGTTTCCTCGCAGGAAATCAAAGACTTTTTCAATAAGTTTTTGGATGAAAAACAAAAAGAAAAAGGGCTTCGACTTTTTCCCGATGAATTGCTGAACATGGTAATAGGTTCGGAGGCAGTTTCGGAGAAAAAACTTCAGAACCTGGAGAGCAAGGAGTTTGATTTTACAGACTTTACTCCTACTTCTCAGTTTTTCTTCTTTGATAAGTTCATTTGGGAAGTCAGCAAGGATAAAATAGAGAGGATAGATAAAGGTTACAGCCGTTATGTAATGGAGGACGATATTTTGAACGAAATCATTTTCCGCCAGACCAGAACGACTCTGAACACTTCTAAATTGAATATAGAAGAGCCGTTTTTCAACATTAAAAAAGATGAGAATAACAACTGGAAGTTGGATATTGTAAGAAGTGACTGCGACTTCATGAACTACTTTATCAACACCTGCCGAGTTCATTGGAAAGAGGAACTGAGAGACTTGAAGCCGTCTGAATATGATAATTATCTTGATGAAAACAAATTTATTATCAATAAAGAAACACTTTCAGAGGATCAGATCTACGAACAAGAATTGCATTTTATCAATAAGGTGTATTCTTTCGGGTATATGCTCCACCGATACAAAGACCCTGCTAAGGCTTGGTGTCTGTATATCATGGACAATGAGGTGGTGGATGATAACGAGTCCCACGGGCGAACAGGGAAGTCTATTTTTTCCAGCCATGCTTTGAGATTGTTCATGAATTCCAAGTATTTAGGAGCGAGAAAAAAGGGACTGCTGGAGAGCGACTTCTTGTATGATGGAATAACGGAACAGACCGACTATGTGCTGTTCGATGATGCGGATAAGAGATTCCAGTTTCATCAATTATTCACGGATATTACTGGAGACTTGAATGTAAACCCGAAGAACCAGAACGCTTATTTGATTCCGTTCTACCTATCTCCGAAGTTCTGTATTTCTACCAACTATGCACCTTATGGGCTGGACAGCTCCACCAGAGGGAGGATTTTATTCATGTCGTTCGGGAATTGGTATCACGGCGAAATAGAAGGCTTCACAGAGCGAAATCCGATGCATGATTTTAACAATAGATTTTTCACTGACTGGGATGAAAAGCAGTGGAATTTGTTCCTAAACTTTGCCATGCAGTGCCTGCAGTTCTACCTTTCCACAAATGAAAAGATAGGAGCACCAGAAGGGAACATTAGAAAGAGAAATCTATTGGCTGAAATTGGAATTGTATTCTTTGAATGGGCTGAAGATTATTTCAAAGATGAAAACATTAACCAGGCGGTGTGCCGACGAGTGATGTATGAAAACTTGAAGAATTATAATAATTCCATGAAGCAGATTTCGGCGACTTCTTTCAAGAATAAACTAAAGCAGTTCTGCGAGCTGAAAGGATACATATTTAATCCAAAGGATCAGCTGACGGATAAGGCGGGGCAAAGAATCATGAAATGGACAGACAGCAAAACAGAGGAGCATTTCTTTATCCAAGTTCCAGAAGAAAGTGCCGAGGAAACGAATAATGAGCAAGACGATATATTTTTTTAAACAATGATAAGAACAGAGTTCCCTACGAATAGAGCAGAGCTGAAAGAGCAATTCGGCTACCTTTCTTTCCAGTGCACATTCATCAACACGGATGTTGTAGTGGTGCGAAGCAGGAGGACTTATAAGTATGTTCTTATCACATATTGCTGCGGGAGAAAAACGGGTTTTATTTGCGAAGATGAAACCCTACAATGGGAGAAGGCTTTCGAGATTTTCAAGGAGGTGCCGAGTAATTATAACGATCTGGACCAATGGGAAGACCAGAACGAGGAAAGACTGGAGCTCTTGGTTCCAAACACGCACAATTATGTATTTATCGACGACAAAGTAATAAGAGAAGTAGTAAAAGTAAGAGAAAAAAATAATGGATAAACTCAATATTATAACCAAACTTTCGGACTGTACGGAAATATTAACAGGGAAAAACATAGACAAAAGCAAAACTAATGAGCAAGGAAACGGAACACCCTACATCACAGGGGCTTCGGATATTGTTAAAGGTCAAATCCAATGCAGACGCTTTGTGGTTGAGGAACAAATCAAAAACCCTACTATCGCAATGAAAGGCGATATTATCATCAGCACCGTGGGAACGCTTGGGAAAATTGGCATGATGACTATCGACAGAGCTGTTTTAAGTGGGCATTGTGCGATTATCCGCCCGAAAAAAGGCGTAAGCCTTCCGTATCTGACAGCAGTTGTTTCTCGTTTAGTGCTGGATATTTGTCCAGATGATGAGTTTTTATCAGGGTTTTCCAAAAAATTAGATATAGAACAGCTCAAGGATTTAAAATTAAGCCTCCCAAAACTCATCATTCAAGACTATATCGTTACGATGATGGCTCAAATCTTATCCTTAACAATGGCACTGGAGGCAAGCAAAGACACCATGGAAGACCACGCCCAGCTTATCGATTTGCTGGCTGAAGAATACAATCGGCTTCGTGTGAATTATAAAAGTAAAATCAAGCTTTTAGAAGATTTAGACAGTCATCTAAACCATATCGAAGACAAAGAATTAAAAGACATTCTTAACCATTTTAACGATATTAAAAATAGATTAAAAAATATTTAAAATGAAAATAAAAAAAGAGATTATCGACCTATTAGAAAGGTGCGAAGCTGAAGGACAAGCGCTTAGAATCACAGAACAACTTGACCGAAAGACTTACGCACAACTTAATAAGGTGCTGACTGCCATCGGTGGTAAATGGAATGCCAAACAGAGGGTTCATTTGTTCCAAGAAGATGTTTCGGAAATGATAGGAAATATCATCAATACGGGTGAGTATTCCTGTATTAAAAAGGATTTTCAGTTCTTCCCAACTCCAATAGAGCTGGCGAGAAAAATGATAAAACTTGCCGAAATCACGCTTGATGATATATGCCTTGAGCCGAGTGCAGGGGTAGGAAATATCGCACAATTTATGCCGAATTGCGATGTAATAGAGCTTCACGACGAAAACAGAAAAACACTTACCGAAAAAGGATTTTCGCTTGTCCATGATGATTTTTTGACTTTCGTTCCAGAAAAAAAATACACCGCTATTGTGATGAATCCACCATTTAGTAAAGGGCAGGATATTGAGCATGTAACTAAAGCTATAGAGATAGCGGAGCGTGTGGTGGTGGCTGTTGCCTCTGCTTCGGTAATGTTTAGAAACGACAATAAAACTGTTGCTTTTAGAGGGTTAGTCGCAAGCCATGGAGGAACAATTGAAGAACTTCCTGCAGGTAGTTTCAAGGAAAGTGGAACCCCTATTGATACATGTTTAGTAATTGTAAACAAACAGAAAAATGGATAGAATAAAATTATTTACAACGGGATTTACCCAGGTGTTCCTGGTTGTGCTGAACACTTATTTCATTACGAGAGAGTTTCTGCTTGGAATCCTTGCATGTGGTTTTCTTATCAGTTTTGTGTGGTCGCACAATGTCAAGAAAATTGCCTTTGGCAGTGAGCTGGATAGAATTATTTATTCCCTTGGTGCAATGACTGGGAGTATACTGGCATTTTACTTCGGGAAATTGATTTATTAAAACAACTTTAAAATTTAAAAAAAATGGAAACAAAAGAATTTAAAATTCAGGTGCCAGAGGGCTACGAAATTGACAGAGAAAATTCAACTTTTGAAAATATAATTTTCAGAAAGGCGGAAAGAAAACTTCCTAAAGCATGGAAAGATTTGCTCTTTGTAGAAGGGTGGTTTATAAATGGTAAATGCTATATTATTGAAACAGGAAAGCTTATCACCCAAGAGTATAATAAAAACACATTTCCGACTAAAGAAGAAGCTGAAGCATGTTTAGCACTTGCTCAATTATGTCAGCTGAGAGATAGATATAACAATGGATGGAAGCCTAATTGGGAAGATTACAATGAAACTAAATATTGTATAGAATTTTGCCAAGGTCGAATAGAAACTATCGACCGAGTTAATTGTCATAAAATACTAACATTTAAAACAGAAGATCTTAGAGACAAATTTCTAGAGAATTTCAAAGATTTAATCGAAACAGCAAAACCATTGTTATAACAGACCACAGCGAAACAACTGTAAAAGAATAAACAAAACCTACAAAAACATTTAAAATTTATTCATATGGATATTATTGGAAACATCTACAGCAGAGAGGCTGCAGAGCAGAAAAAAGAAACATTCCGTGTTCAAGAGTTCATGCTGGACGCTTCTTACTTTGACAATTACAATCAGACTAATCGAGAGAACTTTCTCAAAATGCAGGTTAAGAATGCCAATATTGACAAGTTGGCGGCGATTCCTAACGGAAGTAGAGTGAAGGTCTTTTTTACCATAGAAGGAAGATTATACGACAAAGAGGATGGAACAAAGGGACACGCTCAGAATCTCTCTGCGTTCAATTTCGAAGTGATTAAGCTGGCTGAGAATAAACCAGCCACTCCTGCTGCTCCTGCACCACAAGAAACCGACTTCTAGATGCTTAGGCGCTAATTAGTTTTTTTTCATTGTAATCCGCTCAGATTTGGGCGGATTTTTCTTTTTGATATACATCAGTTTTCGCACACCTACAAGGCGGCGATTTTCACAACCCCCTGCCACCCCCAAAAGTTGTAAAAAAGTTGTAAGAATTGTAAGGAATTATCCGAGCGCTCTGTTTGTCGGGTTTTATCGCCTTACAACTTTTATTTTTATTTTGTAAGGAATGGATAATCCTTACAAAAAAATTGTAAGGGAAAAACTGCCTTACAAAATGAATTTGGCTGTTGTATGGGATTCTTACAACTCTAAGTAAGGTGTAAATATTTGAAAAATAAGCACTTACAAAATCCTTACAATTCTTACAACTTTTTTCCTACTTTTTAGAGAATTTCAGAATAAAAGTTTCAGAAACTAAAAAAAGCAGAGCCTTTATAATATGGTGGAAAAATCATATACTTGCTGAAAAAATAAGGATGCTAGTAAGTATATTTTTGCCAGTGAGTAAGCCGATCAAGCAGTTTTTGACTCAGAAATTTGGTGCAGAATATCAGCCAAGCCGAGATAATTGGTTTGGAATTCTTATCAGTTCTCTTTTGAGTAAGAAAAATTCGAACTGGGATGATCGTGCAAAAAATGAAGTCTTTGAGGAGGAATATAAAATTTCCTTCAAATTGTCTTATTCAGACAAGCACGGCATCTGCATTCTTCCTACGCATGAGCAGTTGCTTCGGCGTGCGGTGGAAAGTTTGTTTCGGGAGCATCTGTATGAAACAGCAGTTCTCAACAAACTCTACTATGATATAGAGTATAAAACATCCATAGAAAACCTGCTGAATTTCTACGGAATCCACGAGGAAGAAAAATCCTATTATCAAACTATTATTAGAGATTTTAACAGAAAAAAGGATAAAATCGCCCAAAGATTAGAAAACCAGCCAAATAAAATATTTTCGTAAAAAAACTTTAAAATATGGTGGAAATCAGCAATATTCCAGAAAAATTCTTTCGTGAAATTCGACAAATCGAAATTTTCAACGCCAAAGAATATTCATTCACGGCGAACAGCACAGGCAAGAGTGTTTCTGCTGAACCGAAAATAATCTTTAAAAACATTGTTCCAGAGGACTTCGATAGGTCTATCAAAAGAAAATCCAAAAACGGAAACACTTTTTTCGAAGTGGATTTATCATTTAACCTCTATAATATCAGCCCAATGAACATCAGCGCTTATTCTGTTCTTTTGAACAAAAAGGGTTTTGCCATCCGCCTGGTGACCAATGTAGATTCCATGATATTGGGTAATGAACAAGAGCCGTTCATGGTAGAAGTTCACGATGGGCGCAAGGATGATAATTCTGGAAGTGATAGGATGCAGATCCAAATTTCTGGCGCTACCATTATAGAACCCAAAGCCCAGAGCTTATAATTTTTCTGTCTTTTTTTACGCAAAGAACATTTTGGATTTTTGAAAAATAAAATCTAAGAATGTTTAATGGTAATACTTTATTAAATACTCCGCTGGCAATAGACAAAGGCTATTTGATGAGCCTTGTTCCATCATTGGCAGCGGAATTTATGTTGATGAAATCCTCTCCTATACAGAGTGTAAAGGAGAGAGAAATGCAGTATTTATCCAAAATCAACAAACAGGGAGAAGGGAAAGAAAACATGAAGTTTCCTGTAATAGTGGATATTGTGGGAGCAATCACTAAATATTCTACTTACTTCTCTTACGGCACCCAGTTCCTTGGGGAGCTCTTGAAAGAATTGGATAGAAGCCCGAGTGTTTCGGGAATTATTCTCAATATAGATTCTGGAGGCGGTATGGTTTCTGGAACCGCAGAACTTACCCATATCATCAAGAATTTAGAAACTCCTACTATATCATATACCAGCGGTTATCAGTGTTCGGCAGCGCTGGACATTGCTTCTGGGTGTGATTATCATATGGCATCTCCTTTTGCTGATAAAATTGGTTCTATCGGGACGATGCTCTCTTATCAAGATTTTTCGGCAATGTTCGAAAAATGGGGAGCAAAAATCTATGAAATCTATGCTCCACAGTCTACAGAGAAGAACAAGGAGTATCGTGAGCTGATGAAAGGAAACGAAGAACTCTACACTGAACAGCTGAAAGTTTTAGCAGATGATTTTATTTCCAGAATGAAAGAAAATTTTGGGGAGAAGCTGAAAGATGACGGGCATGTTTTCAAAGGGAAAACCTACACTCCGAAAGAGGCTTTGGAAATCGGTCTTATAGATGAACTCGGTTCTTTAGCAGATGCATTGAGCAAATTTTAATCAATAAATTAAATAAAAATGAAATTTACAAGAATCACAGCCCTACTGGGACTAGCGCAACTAACATTCCATGCAGGAGTGTTTGGAACGCAGAAGCCTTTTGCGAAGCTATCGGAAGAGGATTTGGAAAAAATAGAAAACGCCTTGGCTGGTCTGGAATCAGAAGGAATGGCGGAAGAACTGGAAAAAACCAAGCAGAGTCTTTCCGATGCTGTAACGAATCTAGAGGTCGTAAAAAAAAATTCGGAAGAAACGGCACAGGCGGTAGAAGCCGCACTAGAAACTGCAGGGTTAAAAGAAGAGGCTAAAGAAAGCGTGGTAGAGAACATCGCTTTACTTGGGGAAAAATGCAAGGAATTCGGAGGCTCTAAAAACAGACATTCTGTGGTAGAGAATGACGGAAAGGAGGTTTCTGAAAATGGTTTGATTGGAGGATTTATGAATCCAGAAGATGAGCACAACAAGTTGCTTCAGAAAATAAAAAAGTAGAATAAATAAAAAAATAAGAATATGAGTTTAAAAACAGATCAGATTAAAAACGAGCTTATTCGTTATTTATCTGTAAATCCTACTTTATTCAGCGGTATGGTTTTATCCAGCGAGGTTTACATCAACCGATTTGTTAGAACCGTAACCAAGGTAAAGGGACATTATCCATCGGTTCAGGCATTGATGAGCCATGCAGTTCAGATTTTTGATTCCAAGAAAGTGACTCCGTATGGAGATATTACATTCTTGTATAAAGATTTGAAGAATTTTCATCAAAAAGTGGATTTCCAAATTGATCCAGCAGAAATCATAGGAAGTGTTTTTGAAGAAAAATACGAAGAAAGTAAAGGACTGCAACAAAAGAGCATCTCTGTTCTTGCTATGCAGATTTTAAAAGAAAAAGTGATTGATGATGTTAATATTCTATCTATCACTGGTAAGTATGATGGTTCACAGAAAGGGCAGGCTTCTCCTACATTCGGATCATCAATGGACGGGCTGAACGAAGTTCACAAGAAAATAGCAGCAGAAACTACAAATCCTGCGTTCTTGGTTCCTGGTGATGCGATAACCAAAACCAATGTTTTGGATGTGGTAACGGAGTATGAAAGACAGATTCCATCACTTTATAAAAACAAAGTGAAAACTATCTTCATGAGCCAAGCTGATGCGGAAGACTATCAGATCGCATACGAAGATAAATTCGGACAAAACAAGTTCCAGGATGATGCCATGAGAACAAGACTTGGTAAGAGACAAATCGTGGGCATACCGAACCTTACCAAAGGAACTATCGTGTCTACGGTGGACAATAACCTATTAAGGCTTATTGATGAAATTGACAATCCAGCGACTATTACTTCGGTTCAAGAGAGCGGAAGGGTATTGAATGTTCTTGGCGAGTTCTCTCTTGGATATGATTATGCTGTAAACCAATTGGTATTCATGCATACATCAGATGGAACGAAGAAACGAGGATTGAACAATGCTGACCAGAACGAATTGTTCTATGCAAGTGAAAAACTAAGTGTGTAATCCTATACCTGTAGGCACTTTTGGTGCTTACAGGTTTTTCTAAAAAAAATAATATTATGGCAAAAGAAGACGAAAAAGTTTCTGAAAACATCGAAGAAACTGCAGGTAATACTGAAGAATCTACAGAAAATGTAGCAAAGGAAACTCAGCTTGATACCAGGGAAAACGAACTGAATGTTTTTGCGGACCAGCTGAAAGAAAAAGAAGCTGAACTGGACAATCGTGAGAAAGAAATCGCAAAAAGAGAAGCTGAACTGGATAAGAGAGAAAAATCTCTTACAAAGAAAGAACCTAAACCAGCAGAGCCGAAAGCAGAAGCTGTTTCTTTTGAGTTCAATGGAGAGAAATACAGATTCACTGATGATGCTCCGAGCAAAATCAGAATCGACGGCATCGTGAAAACTCAGCAGGAAATCTCCCAAGACGAAGATATACTGCTTCAGTTGGTCGTTGGAGGGTCTGGATTGATAGAAAAAGTTTAACCAAAAAAATAAATAAAATTATGGCAAGTTGTTTTGATAGCATTCCGCACGAGAATTTGGAGCATTGTCCAAACGATGAAATCAATTCTGGGATTGCAACGAAGTTGTATTATGTTCCTGTAGATTTCATTAAAAGCATGGCAAAGCCTACGATTTCTACTACCTATGCCAGCAGGGTAACCATTGCAGCAGGAGGTATTGTGCTTAATAGTGGCAAAGCATGGAAATCCATCGATATTCAGATGGATGAAGGAGAGTTGAAACCGACCCTTACAGGGAATGTGGGCAACAAGAAGACAAAAACAGAATTGGAATTTCTTATTCCTGGTCTCAGAACGGAAGTGCTGGGCTGGATAGATGCCTATAAGAATGCTCCGTGTGTTTTTGCGGTAAAAGATGCCAACGGGAAACTCTTTGTGATTGGAAACAAAGACCTTGGAGCAAGAATAGATTCTGCCGAGGGAACTACAGGTAAGAAGATAGATGATAACTCTGGAGTAACAGTGAAGTTGGTAGCGAATGCGAAAACTTGTGTATATGAAGGGGAAATCACATTAGAACCTGCAGCGTAGAAAATTGGAAAAGATGGATAAAAAGTATTTCAAACTGAATGTTCCGATTGGAACAAGGATTATCAGTTCTCGTGGTGATTTTGTAGTGGAAGAAGTTCCAGATGATGCTTTTGATTTTTTCCAAAGAGGCTCTCAGTGGCTTTCGCTGGTGCCAGAGGCTGTAGAGGGTCTTTCCAAATTGTCGGAAACGAAACTTAAAAGCCTTTTAGCTCTCAAAGAAAGGCAGGATATGGCAGAAGACGCTGGCATTATCCAAGAGGCTTTGGAGCAAATTCTCCTTACGAGAACGGAGACAGCAGAAGATAAATCAAAATCACAAAAGAAACAGGAAGCCTAGTGCTTTCTGTTTTTTATCATTATGAACGCAAAAGAGCACCAGGAACTTTTAGAAAAGTATATTTCATACGGCGGAAACCAGCGGATAACAGAAGCCTGCAGGAGGTTTTCCCTGCAGAATTTTGCAAAGCTGAAATATGAATTTTCTCGATTGAATAAGCCTGCAGAAGCGAAAATTTCAGCTGAAATCCCAGCCGATAAACCAACAGACCAAGAGAGTGGAATTCCGAAAACAGAAGCGCCGAGAAAAGTCTTCAATGATTTTATTGCAGATTATCCCGTAGAGCTTCATAAGGTTTTCCGTAAGCGCTGGGGGCTGTGGATGGAGGCTTGCTCCCTTAAGGTTCAGCTCGGAGACCTTGACCCTAAAGACGAAGATGAAGCCTTTGAGCTTCAGTGGAAAATTTGGAATTGTTTTAAAGAATTTGACCAGTGCCAAAAGGTGCTGAAACATTACAGAGAGCATAAGAGAATAATGCCTTTGGAGACTGAAACTGATTTCGAGGGAATGAGCGAGCTGGAAATTTATAAATATCGGGACAATCTTAGGGCGCTGATTACAAGGAGGAAACAGACCATTAAGAAAATGGAAAGCTCCCTGCCTGCTCCCGAAGATCCAGAGTATAAGAGCCGACTGCACACGCTGAATCTCAAAAGGGAACAGCTCCAAGAAAAAGAAAACGAACTCATGGAATGCGAAAAATTTTTGAATAATGGAAAATAAAATCAAAAATATTTGATTAAAAACTTGCGTAATCAAAAAAAGTTGATTATCTTTGTTGTGTAATAAAAAATCAGAGATATGGTAACAAAAGAAATTACATCGGAAGAATGGTTTTTAATAGAAGCCATCCGAAATTACAGAAAAGCCTATCCTAATGGAGCAAGAATGCTAACGGCTGAAATTCAAGAATTACTCAACGAATTGATGGATTTGGATTACAAAGAAAATCAAGAAGAGGAGAAAGAAGCCAAAGATTAACAAAAAGCCCCTTCGGGGGCTTATCAAAATATCAAAATATGGAAACAACAACAAGACAACAACAGGAAAGAATAACAATGAAACAGCAGCTTTGGGATATTATTGTAGAAGTATCTTGGGGGGAAATATCAGAACAATATTTTAAAAAATCTCGTTCTTGGCTTTCTAAAAAGATGAATGGCAAGGGATTTAATGGAGAAGAAGGGGATTTTACTCCAGAGGAGAAAGAGATTTTAAAAGGCGCCTTGGTGGATTTGTCCGAAAGAATAAAAAAGGCTGCTTATGGTATTCAGTAGTTCTTATATACTGATTTTTTATTACACCCGCCCTGCATTTGCAGGGCTTTTTTGTGTCTTTTGCAGGGAAAATCCTAAAAATTATCTTTGAGGCATGGAATTGTCAAAATTCAAGAAAGACAGCAGTTTTCAGCGTATAAAGGCGAGTTACATAGATGAGAGTTCAGTGGAACTGACCGAGCGTGAGGCAGAGAAGAAGAAGAGGATGAGCCACGCATGGTCACTGAGATTAAACAACAAATACTCTACTTATCAAGTAATTCAGATACTAATGAGAGACCACGGGATTTCTCAGGCTTCGGCGTATCGTGAGTATAATATGTCCATGCAGATTTTCGGCGAGCTGGATGCTACTACATTGGCGGCGGAACGGCAGGTGCTGAAAGAGGCGTTTTGGAACGAATACCAGAAGGCTGTAAAGGCTGGTAATGGAGACCTTGCAGTTAAGGCGCTGAAAGAATACAGGGAACTATTTAATTTTGATGAAAACGAAAACCAGATAGACCCTAATAAGATACAGGCGCATGAGTATAACATCAGAATGCCGAGAAGAATTTATAAGATGATGGATAAGGAGTTTGCGTATGGTGTGGTAGATTTTAATAATTTAGAAATCGAAGATGCAGAATTTAGGGAAGTAGAAGAAAGCGAAGATGATGATGAATAGAGAGATTAGCAATTTGATAAAACCACAGAAAGAGATTCTGCTCAATCCTATGCAGATGGCAGCAGTGCTGGCAAACCATCGATATAAAATTCCTTATATCACAATAGAAGCGGCGAGGGGGTCGGGTAAGTCTACTGTATTGGGGTGGTTCTTAAAGGAAGCCGTGAGGCAGATGCCACGCTCTACAGGTGTGATTGTGGGGGAATCTTTTGTGCAGATAAAGACCAGAACCCTGCCATCTACCAAGGAGGGACTAGAGATGTTCGGACTATGGGAGGGGTATGATTATGTAGTAGGCAGGAGCGGAGTATCTATGGGTTTCGAGCGACCATTCCAAGCTCCTGACAGCTGGAATAATGTAATTCATTTCAGAAATGGCGCCATTGCGATAATGGTTTCGCTGGACAATCCCAATTCAGGAAGGGGGCTTAACTCCTACTGGATTATAGGAGATGAGGCAGCATTGCTGACTTATGACCGATTATTCAATAATGTTTTGACGACGAATAGAGCCAAGAAGGAAATATTCAAAGGTAAATCTATGCTTCATGCCGAGATATTCGTTTCTTCTGTGGCGATGACCAAGAAGGGGGAATGGTTCACTAATAGGGAGAAAATGGCAATGGAAAACCCAAAAGAGTATACCTTTATTAAAGCATCTTCGAAAGTAAATATCCATAACCTAGAGCCTGGCTGGATAGAGAAGATGAGAAGAGAGGCGCTTTCAAAGACTATGTTTGAAGCTGAGATACTGAACATCCGCCCTGGGAAGATTGCCGATGGCTTCTATGCACAGCTCAGCAAGAAGAATTATTATAAGTATAAATACGATATTGATGCTTTGGGGGATTTGACAGAAAACTATGTGCCGAGCAGTAAGTATGACACTGACCTGGTGCGTGGTGTTCCGCTTCAATTCAATTTGGATTTCGGGGGAAGAATTAACTGTGGGACAGTGTCGCAGCATTTAGAAAGCCAAGGAGAGATAAGGTTTATCAAGGAGTTCTTTGCGAAGAACCCTGATAAACTTTCCGATATGGTTAAGCAGTTTATCGACTACTATAAACACCATCAATCCAGCTGTAATGTAGTGCATCTGTATCACGACCGCTCTGGTTACAAGTCTGAGGCGAATTCCAAGACTACATTGGCAGAAGATGTAGAGAATGCGCTCCGTTCGGCGGGCTGGATAGTGATTAACCAGACACCGAACACGAATAATCCCGAGCATATACAGAAATTCAGATTGATTAACGAAATTCTTTCCGAGCAGAATCCTCGGCTTCCTATTGTTAGGATAAATGAAAACCAGTGTCCTAATTTGATTATATCAATGGAGAATGCACCGCTGACAAGTGATGATGCCTTTAAGAAAGACAAATCCTCCGAGCGAAGCAGTACAATTCCACAAGAACATGCCACTCACTTTTCGGATACGCTGGATTATTGTTTGTTTTGGCAGTTCGGCTATCTTTTGGATTACGACTACTCCGATTCCTTTATTATTACCAACATTTAAAAGCTACAGGGTCTCCTCATTCCGAGGGGATTTTTTTGTTTTTGGCTTTCCAGCATTTCGGGGAAGTCCCTTTCATATTTCGGTAAAAAATAAAACTGCAATTGTAGAAAAAACTAAGGCGGCTCGTGGGTTAATTCGCGCACTTTGAGAAAAAAACAAAAAATTCATAGGTTAATAGTTTGATAAACAAATGATTAGTTTCAAAATTTTGAGAAAGAGCCTTGTTTTTTGGTGTTTTTTGGTGTGTCTTTTATGTTTCCAGTGTGTTGTTTGATATTTGCACCATGGAAAAAACGCTGTTTTTATCTGATGTTCTCACGGAAATGAAAAAAGTAGATGCCCGCAAAAATCCTGTTCCTTTTTCTCTAAAAATTAGAAGTTTTAACCTGCAAAATAAAACGGGGGGAAAATTGATAAGTTACGAGGAGGCGGTTCTGCTTCGTCCTCCTGTGAAAAAAGGGGCGGTAAGGCTGGCGGATGAAACGCCTTTTAAAAATCCTAACCATTGGGAAAATCGCACCAGGAATATCAAACTAAAAAACGGCGAAATAAAGAAAATACATATTATTTTCATCGAGGAATTTAACGGCAAAAAGGTGGTTTTTTAATAAAAAAATAAATAAAAATGCAGAAAATAGACAATGATACCTATATAGTAGGGGGTAATTCTGTGGTGAGTTTCAGTGGTGCTGCCAAAGGTGCCAGCGCTGAGCCTCACAGTGTTGCGAAAATAAACGCATCGGCTACGGATTCCAATAACTGGTGCAACTGGGGCGATGATAACCAATATCCTAAGCGCTTGATGGAAAAAGTGGCGATGGTGGGCGCTGCTTTGGGCGGATTGGAGGTGCTTACTTCGGCTCATTATGGGCTGGGGCTGAAGGTTTTTGAATTGATAGAAACTGAGGGCGATGCAGAGTTTAGGGAAAAAATCCCAAGCAGTGAGCCGAATATCTATGATTTTTTTGATAGAACGCAGTTTGAATTGGTATTGAGCGATTTGGTGGCGGATTTCGAGTGCTTCGGTATCGCTTTCCCAGAATTTCTGCTGAGTCCAAACGGCGAAGAAATTATTTCTGTATCGAGACAGCAGGCGGGGTTCTGCAGGTTTGAAAAGCCCAAAAACGGCATGATAGAAAATATCTACATCAATTCTGCGTGGGGCGAAACGGATTTTAACGAAAAAGATACCATAAAGGTGCGATGCTTCGGGCAGAATTTGTCCATGCAGGAAATCAAAGACTACTGCAAGGCGAAGAAAATCGGCAAATTCATTGTTCCTATTGTCAATACCTTGATGATAGAGAAAGTTTATCCATCAGTCGGCTGGCATTCTTCGTTCAAAAACGGCTGGATGGATGTAGTTTTGTCCGTTCCAGAGCTGAAAAAACGAATGTTTGAGCAGCAGTTCAACTTTAAATATATGATTCATATCGCTGATGATTTCTTTACTCACAGATATGGAAAGGATGAGTGGGCGAAGTTCGACGGCGAGTTGAAAAACAAACTCAGAGAAGAGCTGGTAAACAGCATAGATACAGAAATGACGGGGAATAAGGGAAGCGGAAAAAGTTTGATTTCTCCATTTTTTAGGGATAAAAACTCGGGAGAGCTGATAAAGGGAATTCAGATTGAGGAAATCAAGCAGACACAGGCTGGCGGTGATTTTCTGCCCGATGCTAGTGCAGGAAACTCGGAGATTTTGTTCTCTATGGGGGTAGATCCAGCCCTGCTGGGAGCGGGTGTTCCTGGTGGGAAAAACTTGAGTGGTTCTGGTTCTGATAAACGGGAGGCATGGACGATACTTTGTGCGAGGCTTCCGAGGAAACACGCCCGAACGCTTTGGGTTTTTAGACTAATTCAGAAATGGAATAACTGGAACAAAGACCTCGTGGCGAAATTCCCGAACATCAATCTGACAACCTTGGATAAAAACCCAAATGGACAAGTGGCAGTTAAGAATTAAATTACCAAAAGTAAAAGTTTCGTAATCAGTGCGGAAAATATAGTAACAATGGAAAAAATAACAGAGCAGAAAGCCAGAGAGCTGGTGAGCTTTCCCAAGAATTTTGATTTTGAATTGATAGACCAGCAGTATGGATTTGAGAGAAAGATTTTCTCCTTGGTAGACAAAGAAGCATTCCAAGAGCTGGAAACCTCCAATCCAACGGCTTATAATAATTTGGTAACGGCGGGGCTTCATTACAGCTTTGTTTTGTCGCTTCCGAGGATAAAGGTTCATCTGAGTAACTATGGAATCAACCAATATGAGCAGGGAACGACTAAAAACGCCAGCTGGTGGGATGTTCGTGACTTGGCTTTGAGTTGGCTCAGAAAGGCAGATTTTTATTTAGCAAAAGCCTTGAATCTTTTGGCGGAAAAACAGGAACTGCCTTTTTTCAAGAGAAGTTTCTCGCTTCTGCCGTTTTCTGAAACGAGATATTACTTCGGAGAAATTTCTCCAGAGGTTTATTTGATGCTTTCAGATTTGATGCGTGGTGCTTTGGATGAGTTTCTTTCCAAAATGAAACCTTGTGAAGCAGATGTTCTTCTGGGCGATGATGTGCTGAAAAATTTAATAAAAAAATACTGTATTGATAAATCAAAAGCAGATGCGGCGGCGGAACAGGGCTTTCTGTTTACCAGCACAGGCATCGTGGTGCAGTATGAGGAATTACCGTGGCAGAAGTCTGTAGTGCTTACAGATGAGGAAAAAAGAATATTTCAGGTACGCCATATCAGAGGAAGTGAACGCTATCTTACACAAATATGGGATTATCTAAGTATATACAGGGACAAATTCCCTTGCTGGAGTGGGGAAGATTCTCAACCGAAAGTCCCTATCATCGCAAAAAAAGGAGGTCTTTTCTTGTAATATCTTGTCTTTTTTTAGCACCCTGCGGGGTGCTATTTTTGTTTTTGTGATTACAGAAATACATACAGAAGATTTGCATTATTGTCCAAGCACAGAGGTGTTTGGAGGTATTTTGGTGAGGCTCTACTATGCTTCTGTTTCGGACTTTGCGAAAATAGTTCTTCCCGAAGCGGAGGGCTACGAAGACAGCAGGATAATTTCTAAAGGAAATATTTTACTCAAACACGGAAAAAGTCTAAAGGCTGTGGATGTTTATCTAGACCAAGGTTCTCTATCGGAGAAGGTCACTGGCAGTGCAAAGAGATGGAAGCAGATGAGCGAGCTTTCGTTTCAGCTGACAGGAATGACGCCTAGAAACCTTGGTTTTCTTTCCCAGACGGGAAATTCTGGGCTGGTGTTTTTTGTCTCGGATAGTAACGGCAGAGTTTGGGTTCTGGGGAATCTTAGGAATGCTGCATACCTTACCAGTGGAGATGCTACTTCTGGGAAGAAATTCGAAGAGGATAATATGGTAAATTTCACTTTTTCAGCCAATACAGGGCTGTATGAATATGCAGGAAGCATCGCAGAAATAGGAGAGGAGGTAGAGAAAAAACAAGTAGGAGGATTCTCCAGAGGATTTAGTAAAGGATTTAGAATATAAAGGACTATGAGTAATTTAACAACATTAGAAGAAATCAACCAACTTCTTCCCGACAATAATAACGGAGAAATTACAGAAGCAAACCTCCGAAAGTGTTTTGAAAAAACTTTTACTGAATTAGATAGAAAGGTGGATGGCGGAGCAATTGGGAGTATGCAGAGTCAAATCCAATACAGAGCAAGTGTAGACGCTTCTAATATTGAAGCTGAAAAGTTTTATGAAGCAATAAAACCATTTATTCCTGCATCCAGCGGAGGAGGAACTGCTGATATATCAAAAGCAGAAGTTACAAAAATGCTGAATGATGTGATGATAGGTGGGGAAAATTTAGTGAAAAACACTTTAACTCCTATGCTTGGTGCTAATGATACAGGAACAGGAACTTCTGTGGTTATGGAAGATGCGACAGGAAAGTTTACAAGAGTTACTCCAGCCAGTGGAAAGGCTGTTTCTCTGTATGGGTTTAGAATAGAAGGTTCTAATGACGGATTTTACTCCAAATCCATTGATGTTCGGCACTCACACTCTGGAGCTGTAATGATTTGGAACAAAAGTGTTCCACCAAATAAATGGACAAGGATAAAATTGGAAAAAGCCACAGATAGCGAATTTTTCTTATTGTCTATGACTACTCCAAATGTGCCTTTGGATATCAGAAAACTGAAAATAGAACATGGCACGAAGGCTACCGACTGGCGCCCGAATACCGATGAAATAATGGTAACTGTTTCAGCTTCAAAAATTGATAATGTATTTAATCAAAATGACCTGACACTTATTGGAGAAAATAACGGGTCTAATGACAGGGCTATATACAATATCCCTAACTTGGATTCTATCACAGCGATTCTTGACCTTCATTTTATTTTTTCAGACGGAACAAGTGTGGCATTACAGGGGGCAAAATCGGTAATGCTTTCCAGTGGCAAAAAGGGTATTCCTTTCCACAGCAGCATTGCAAACGGAAAGAGTATTTCAAAAGTTTATTTACGAGCAATTTTAAAATAATCAATAAAAAATAAAATCATGAATCATTGTATTTCAGTAAAAACTAACAAAGAGTTTTTCTTCGGAGGAGCGAAGATAGGGTTTATCAAAATGACCATAGACAGTATTACCAATCTACCAAAGGAAAGGAAATACAACCTGGTTATTACCGACAGCTGTTATAAAGAAGTTAGCGAAAGGCAGCCATTTGCTCAAGAAGACGGAAGCGTAGAAATGAGAGATGTTGTAATTCAGAGAGAGATAGGCTCTATTGTAAGGGAAGACTTGTCTTTTGGCTACGAGCAGTTAAATGCTTTGGCTCAAGTTTTAAAAATTGACAAGAGCCAATTTGAATCAGAAACAGACTATATCAATGAACTATTCAGACAGGGGCTTTATGTAGTGACAATTCAAGAATGCAAACAGGGATTACTTGGGGTAAAAGGAAAAGGAAGATATCAAACGGAAGCAGCCGATTGGTCTATTGTAAGAGAATAAGATATGAAAGAGATAGTGAATTTTTTAGTTGGATTGGTGTTGTTCCTATTGGCGTGGGCGCTGTTTCTTCCGATTTCGTTTCTCAATTTTTTTATAGTTGGTCTTAAATTCAAGGATTTAGGCTATTTCAAGAGTTCGGCGGTCAATTTAGACCGTTTCGGAAACTCTGAGTTCCGAACTCTTTTTAACTTGACTTTAAAGAAAAAAGAAGGCTATAAATTTGGAAACATGGAGGAAACTATCAGCTCTGTTTTGGGCAAAAACCAAAGGGATAACACGCTTTCATTTGCTGGCAAAGTGCTGGTATTCATTCTTGACACGATAGACAAAAATCACTGTAAAAAAAGCATAAAAGAATTTTAAAAATGAATATAAAAGAATTTATTGTGGACAACCTGGTGTTGTTATACAAAGGGAGTTTTTCGCAGAAGTTGTTGGCATCAGCACAGTTGTCACTAGCGCCAGCGGCAGCGCTGACTCTCACGGAGCGAATTAGTGGATGGTATGTAGAAAGTGAATTTTTCCTGTTCTGCCTGTGCGTGGTTTTAGCGATAGACCATGTTTTAGGCAGTTATGTTCATTGGAAAGTTCACAACGATTTCACTTTTAAAGACAATCTTAAAGGTCTCATTACCAAATTATCTATCCTGCTGGTGGGCTTTATTACCTTATCAGTTGTGAATAAGGTTCTGGAACCGATAGAGTTTTTCAAGAGTTATTTCAGCGTGTTGGTTCAGCTCATGGTTATTCTCTATCCTGGTTCTTCTGCACTTACGAACATGTCAGTTCTTACTGGGGGAAAATTCCCGCCGAGCGGACTTTTGGATAAAATAAAAAACTTCCACAATAGTGGAGATATTGACGATTTAAAAAGCAAAAAAGATGAAAAGTAAAATCAGCCACAGAATAGGATTCTGGCTCCTGCTTGCTTGTCTGCTATTGTCCATGGTAAGCTGTGGGAGCCGAAAGGCAGTCCTAGAAAAAGAGAAGTCAGAAGTCAGCATTCACGAAGCTGAAAGAGAGAAAAAAGATTCCACGGGAATTTCCCAAACCAGGGAACACGAGGAATATAGCAGTATCAGTATGGATTCTGGTTTTAGTATTACTCCAATCGGGAATACACCTGCGGAATTTTCCTTTTTTTATAATGGCAAAGAAGTCAAGGGAAAGACCACAGGAAAACTGGATTTTAATAATAAGAAGGATTTATCAAACAAAAAAACTGACACCTATAAAACAGATACTGTTGCAGTTAGCACCGATAAAGAAAAAGAAACCCAGACTAAAGCAAAAACAGAAACCAAATCCAAGCAGACCGAACGGAGGGAAAGCTGGTGGGTTTATTTTGTAATATTTGCTGCAGGAGGTCTATGCTGGGAATTTTTGAGAAACAAGATATTTTAAAATTTAGATTAATGTATGGTATTAATTTGATATGTCTAATTGCTGCATTCTTCTTTCTAATCATGAGTACTTCTGATAAAACAGAACTTTATGATAGGAGGGGAGTAGATGTGGAGCTTGAAACAATGAAAACTATAATGTATATAGTATGTTCATTGATTCTTATTGTGTGTTCAGTAAAAGATTGGAGTAATAATTAAATTTATAAAGCTATGTGTACTACATTAGATGCCTTAGGGCTTATTTTCATCGGAATTGGGATTGGTTTTGCGCTGACCAAAGGCTGGCAGCTTCATAAGTCCATTAAAGAGAAAGTCCGCAGAGATGCCGAAGAAACCGAAAGAAAAAGAAAAGAAGAACGAAGCCAAAATCCATAAATATGAAAACAGTATCCCATTTTAGAAACAGATTCGGGGTTCCCAATCCTGCGGGGGCTGGCTATTTGGTAACCATAGATCTGCCGTATCCTATGCGATTGGCTTGGGACAAAAACCAAATAGTAAGAAAAATAACCTGCCACAAGGAAATAGCAGAACCGTTGAAAGCCGTATTTTCTGATATTCTGAAACATTATGGACCAGATAAAATCAGAGAATTGGGCATAGATATTTTTGGAGGCTGTTTTAATTTCCGAAAAATGCGTGGGGGAAGTGAGTTTTCAGTGCATTCATGGGGACTTGCGATTGACCTTGACCCTGAAAGAAATCAGCTGAAAGAAACAGCAAGAACAGCCCGTTTTGCCCGACCAGAATACAAAGCAATGATTGATATTTTTTACAAACACGGCTTTATTTCGCTCGGAAGGGAGAAAAACTATGACTGGATGCATTTCCAGTGGGAAAAATTTTAGTAAAAAATGAATCAAATCAGCGTTCCAGACTGCTGGGAGGAGCTTACGGATTACCAGCAAAGAGAGATTATCCATATCATCAGCCATACTGATACGGAAGATTTTACCGAGCAGTATATGCAGATAGTGCAGATTCTTTTGATGAAAAAAGGAAGTATTTGGGAGCGTATCAAGATGAGAAAGGTTTTGAAAAACATACCAATTTCCAATTTTGCTCCAGCTCTTAAATTCATCTCCGAAGAGCCGAAACTGCATCATTTCCCAGAAATCAAAGGCTTGGTAAAACCTGCTGTAAGAATGGGGGATATTACCATAGAGCAGTTTTCTGTCTGTGATACCTTGTTCTATCGTTACCAGACGGAGAAAAAGGAGGTGTATCTCCGCCAGCTGGTGGCGGCATTATATCGGCTGGACCCGAAGAGCGAGAGCAGAGAACCAAGATTTGACAAAAATCTACTTCCGAAAGTTGCCGAAATTACAGATAAAATAGATGTAAAGGAAGCCGAGCGGATTGGCTTTATCTTCGGGTCGGTGAGGATGTATATTGCCAAGGTGTATCCAAGCATTTTCAAGAGCGACACGCCACGCTCAGAAGATCAGCCTGTATTTGCTGTCAAGAAAAAATTCACTCCATTCTCTCAGATTGTAGTAATGATGGCGGCAGATGAACTCCGCCTGCTGGGGAACCTGCACGAGTGCCAGAAGACTCTGCTGTATGATTTCATGAATGCATTTTTGGAAAGCAATAAAATTCATAAACTAAAAAATAAAACATAATGAGAGGAACATCTTATTTAGAGTTAAAGAAATACTTTAACCAAATCGTGGAAAAATCTGAATTCTTGGAGGATTTTATTGGTTATTTTTCAAGAGAATTAAGAAACAAAGAGCAGAGTTCCAGAGGAATTCAGTTTCCGTGTCTGGCTCTTTTTAATTATAATTTTGGGATTGAGGGGGAGCAGATGGCGACTTCATCAGCGGTGCGAAATCTGAGTTTCGCTATTCTTCTGGACGCTCCAGCAGATGACTACGAAAAACAATACGAGGCGATAGATAAGGCGGAAAAACTGGCTCTAAAAGTAGCATCACGAATGCGCTTTGATGCTAATAGACCCGAGCATTTCCTCTACGGCGCATTTGTAAAAAACAGTATAGAAGTCCGCCCTGTGGAACTGGATATAAGCAGGCTCTTTGGGGTAGAAGTGAGTTTCCAGCTGAAGAATATTCAGTCGCTGAAACTTGATCCTGCTGACTGGAGCGATGTAGATAAAGTATGCTAATAAAAATAGCGAGAATGTGGCAAATTCTCGCTGTTTTTTTCCATATTATTTTTGATTTGGAAAAAAATCGTGTTTTTTTTCAATAAAACATTTACATTTGTGATGCAAAATTAGAATTAGGTATGGATTGGATTTTAGGTTTTATTGTCGTTCTTGTGCTTGTGTTCTTCTTTTTAGGAGACCAAAGAAAAAACAAGTAGGTCTAATTCAAATTAGACCTTGTTTCGTTGTCTATATTATTATCTTCCCATCTTAGATATTCAGCATACCATTTCCATGCTTCGTCCAAAAATTCTATTTCGGATATTATAGGAGACATAGCGCCTCCTGTAGCCTCCACATTATTTTGAACTAAAACTAATTCAAACACCTCGCTTTCGTAATGATAAGTTTTACGAGGTTTATTTAAGTTGTTTTTGTTAAGCGTTACTGTGGCTATTTCCTCTGGAATAATCAGCACCAAAGACAAGTAGTGCGGAGAATAGATATATTTAAATACTCTATCCTGCGGTTCTTCTGCCAGAAGGAATTTTGGCATTTTTATTTCTTCTATTTTCATAGTTTATTTTTTTCTGATTCCTAACCATTCACCTGTTTTATCATCGTAGAAGTGTGCATATCCTTCAGATGTTTCTATGAGTTCATGAATTTCGCAGCCAATAGCATTTGCTATTTCTTGTATAGAACTAAATTTAGGATTATTGTTCATTCTTTTAAAAAGTGATGGGTAACTAATACCTATTTTTTCAGCAACCTTACCTAATTCTATATTTTTTCTTTTGGCTACTTCTTTAAAAAGTAATTTCATAATGATTGTTTTAATGATGCAAATATAATACTTTATTATAAAGTAAACGATACAATATTGTATTATAATGAAATTAAAAATAATTACACTTATTATCAATGAGTTACACAAAGATATTAAAATAAAGTATAATTTTATTTGTTTTGTGTTTCAATAAAGTATTATATTTGCATAAGAAAATTAAAACAAAGTATAACAATTAAAACAAAAAGATATGGCAACTGCAATGATAAATAGATTTAGAAAAACAGAAACTACTAACACAGGTGTAATGGTTCAGACTATGCAAGTAGCATTTGATCTGTTCAGAACAGTTGCTTATGATGCTGAACTGAATGTTTTAGAAGTTAAAGAGTGCGGGCGTGGGCAGGTGGCTTTTAATGGCATTGCTATTCAGCAGCACAACAATGTAGTTGCAAAATATGCAACAACTGAAGCTGAAAAAGTAGAAATACTTTTTGAAACAATGGGGCAGTATAAAAGCCTTTACACAAACCTTGAATTGAAAGGGCGTGGGGTGTCTTTCTGCTACCTTTCAGATAAAGGTTACAAAGTTTATACTGTAACAAAAAAGGCTTTTGAAAAAATCAGAAGCCAGCACACTGCGAAACTCGTAGAGGGTGCATTAAACTCACAGCTAATCGCTTAATAATATTAACTTTAAAAATCAAGAAAATGATAGATTATTTAGAAACACATAAATGGCAAGAATTTCATGAAAATGGACAATTATGGATAGACGGAGAAATCGCCGTTGTGCCTGAAAATATAAAACATCTTTATAATTATCTAACAAAATTTAAAGGTTTTGAAGGTAAGCCTGTTTGTAAAATTGGTATTTGGTCTAAGTATTACGATAATGGGCAACTTCACTGGCAACTTGATTATGGTGATGGCAAACATGACTCAAATGTACCTAAGAAGCAATTTAAAACTCACTATCAAAAAGACGGTACACCATTTACAATATCTTAACATAAAATCAAGAAAATAAAACAAGATACAACAATAAAAAATCAATCAAAATGAAAACAATAGAAATCAACAAATTCAATGTAGAACAATTTATCGGTAAAAAACTTTATACATCTTATTCTGGTTATGCTGGACAAGGTGGAAAAAATGAGTTTGTGTTAGGAGAAGTAGTGTCAGAATGGGACTTGGCGAGCAGAAGCATAATGGATTTTGGCGAGTTTGAAGGTAAAACACGACAAGAATACTGGGCTTCGTTCTTCACAAATGAACAGGTTATTTATTCTCAAAATAAATTGTTTTTAATTACTGCTGACGGTAGAAATACTTTTATTTATTGCAATAATTTAGAAGATGATTACTTCTGCTGTTCAGATGATGATAGATATGTAACATTTAGAATCGAAGAATAACCAAACCACCCCCCCCCCCCCCCAAAAAAGGGGGGGGCTTTTTTTATTATCTTTGTGGCTGAAGAAAAATTTGTGATAATATGAAATCTATTTTGATAGAAGAGTATGATTTGATGCTTGCTGGAACTCAATATTTAGATAAAAACAATAATAGAAGATACTACAATGCAGAAGGGTCTAGAAAGGGCTCTGTTTTTGATTTATTTCATGAAAAAGATAATGAATATGATCCTTTGGCTATAATAGTATTTTATAAAGGCAAGGAAATTGGTTATATTCCTAAAGATGAAAATTTGGAAATAGCATATTATTTATCGCACCCAGAATGGTTTCATGTAGAATGTAGACAAAAAAAGAAACAAGTTAGAAGGGATTATGAAATGATAGTTGTCATTGTGCAAATATTTGCCATTGTTGAGGATTATATTCCTTTTAGTTTTGAAAATTTTGATAAAGAATTTCCTAATTATGATGATGATGTAGAGATTCTTAAGAAAGTGCGAGAGGAAAAGGAACAAATAGAAAAAGAAAAAAGAAAAGAACGGGCTGAAAAAAAGAGAATTCAAGATAAAAAAGACACACAGAAAGGCTGTTTTATAATAAGCCTTGTAATAGTTGTATTTATTCTTTTGTTTTATTTAAATAAAGATAAATTCAGTGAAAATGAGATTCCTGAATCTAAAAAAAATTACGCAAAATCAGATTATTCAAATCCAAAAACGGATACACTTGTTGTTTTAAATCAAAGACAAATGGAAGTGAACAATGATTCTGATGAAATAAAGAATGCATATAAAATTTTAAAATCAGATTATTATTATATAGACACAGAAGTGATAAGATTTACAGCACTTTATAATAAATTTAGAAACACTGAATACGCAAATATATTGAGAAAGACAAGGGATTCATTAAGTTTAGAGCAGAAAAAAATAATGGAGCGAGTTAAAAAAGAACTGAAGAATAAGAAAAAATGAAAAAATAACCTTGTATATTCAGAATAAATTCATACATTTGCATCAGCGAAATAAAATAAGAGACAAGGGAGAGTCTTCATAAAATCCCATTTAATTTTAATATAGGCTTAGCCTTGATAAGTAGTGGTACAATTCCCTTGTGTCTTGTTTTGTTTCGCGACCCACGAAAGTCAAGGTTTTTTTTGTTTTCGTGGTTTTAAAGGGAATTTAATTTAAATTTTTATAAAATGCGAAGCAAAACAACAATTGCACAACCTGTGAAGCGTAGTAGCAGAGTGCTTAGAAGAAAAGAAATCGTTAATATTGACCGTTCAGTTCCGTTTTTAGAAATACTGAAAATAAGGGTTCTGGAGAATAATAATTGTATGGCGGCTCTCAAAAAACCACTGAATACCTTTCAGTTTGTGAAAGATAATAAAGGGAGCATCACCGCCCGTATGATAGAAACAGGAGCTTTCAAGGTTTCTTTCAGTTCGGAAGCTACAGGAAGAACGGCTTTTGCCTACGGAAAGAGCTTTGAGAAGGCTTATCAAAATCTTATTCGTAATTTTAACCAAAAATACCTTGTAGCATGAACGAGTTTAATGACAAACTAAGCAATTGGCTGGATTTTCAGCGGGATTTTTTCTCAAAAAATGATGTTCAGGAAGAACTGCTGGACCTGCCTTTAAGGCTGAAAGACAATACCGCTTCGGGCAAAGATTTAGAATTACTTAGCGAAATGTGCCAGCGGTTTCTGAGATTATCTTTCGTGGTTACCAAACACCCGAAAGAATTGGATAAACTGATTTGTTATTTAGATTCTGAGTGATGGAAGATTACAAAGAAAAGATAAAAGAGCTGTTTCTGCGGTATTACAGAAACATCGGCGAGGAACAGGAAAAAACCTATCTCTCCACCAAGAGGATCTTAGAAATGGTAGGGGGGGTGATTCCCTCAAAGCCTATCAGCGAGCATGATATCTATGAATGCATGACGGATATGGGCTTTTACCAAGAGTTGGAAATTGTCTACGGACAAATATGTATCTTTGAAGGAGATAAAGAAAAAGGCATCCCTGCTGAATATGACAGAGTCGAAGTAGACCGAGTATTCAAATGGGTGGTTTTTGAAAAGAGAAACGGAGTATAAACTTTCGCCCAGTATATAGAATGAAGACTATTGCTGGGCGTTTTTTTTGTTGTAACTTTGGGATATGGAATACAGAGATGAATTAGAAATAGCACAAAAAGCAGAGCAGATGCTCACGGGTGCTATTCGTAATAAAACCAATTCTTTTGCGGACCACTACAACGGAAAAAAAGAAGACGAACCGAGCCTAAAACAGGCATCTGCTAAATCCTATGTAAAAAAATACGGCAGGAAGAAAGACGGGAACCAGCAGATTTTCTTACGCAGGCTGGTTATTCGTATGGCTCGGCATGGATTTGTCCAGCATTACGGAGTCAATAGTCTGCGTGCTGGTGGATTTAGGAAATCCAAATTGGGGAATTCATACCACTATGATGCCCACGATATGGAGATGAGAGCCCAGCCATTCATAGGAGATGCTATCAAACAGAGCGGTGTGGTAGAGTTTGTTTCTCAGAATGTAGCAGAGCTCAGAGCCAAGAATTTCGCTGAAGAACTTATTTTTCCTCTCACTCATTTTGCTAAATGAAAATAATTGCTTATTTTAGAGGTATGAAAAATATAATAAAACATTCATAACACTCACATACTTGAACAATGGCGGACTGATTTTTCAGTCCGTTTTTTTGTCCTTTGGCGGATGATTGGAAAAATCAATCTTTGGGAATTAAAGATTGAACATGGCAAAGGATATATCTACAACAATAGTTTTAAAAGTCAGCGGGAAAGTTGCTGAAAATTCTTTTAGAGGGCTGAGCAAAGAAGTTAGAAGTTTAGAAAACGAACTAAAAGAGCTCACACCAGGAACTGAAAGGTTCATGAGAAAAGCTGCGGAACTCAAAGAGGTAAAAGAGCATTTTTCGAGAGTAAAAAGCGAGATTGATGCTGTAAGTGGCAGACTGAAGGAATCGGAAGGTTTTTTAGGAAAATTGCGCTCCAAACTTTCTGATGTAGGGCTTGGCTTTGGAGCTATCGGCGCAGGTTTGGCTGGTCTGCATCTAAAAAATACAGCCGAAGAACTGCTCAAAGTATCTGATGCCATGGCAGATGTTCAGAAAACTACGGGCATGGCGCTGGACGAAGTGAAACAGCTCTGGGAGGCTTTCGATGATATGGACACCAGAACCTCCAAGATGGACAGGCTGAAGATTGCCGAAGTTGGCGGTCGGCTTGGTGTTCCTAAGGAGGAAATGGCATCTTTCGTTCAGGAGGTAGATAAGGCATATGTTGCCCTGGGGGATTCTTTCGATGGCGGTTTAGAGGGCGTGGTAGATTCTTTAGGAAAAATCAAAGGATTGTTCGAGGAGACCAAAGGACAGAGCTATGCTGATGCTATCAATGGTGTAGGTTCTGCCTTGAATGAACTTGCTGCATCGGGAACAGCCAGTGAGGGGAATATTTCAGATTTTGCTCTTAGGATAGGTGCTTTGCCAGACGCACTCAAGCCATCTATTGATAAAGTCTTAGGGCTTGGTGCAGCGTTTGAAGAATCTGGGGTAGATTCTCAAATCGCGGCTTCGGGATATTCTAACTTTATGAAGGTGGCAGGGGAGAACATCGGACTGTTTGCTCAGTCTATGCATATGTCCACGGCGGAGGCGAAAGAATTATTTAATACCAATCCAGAAGAATTTTTCTTAAGATTTTCCGAGGGAATGCGTGGTGTAGAAGCCACAAAGACGGTTGAGATTTTTGACAGCCTTGGTATAAAATCACTGGAGGTTCAGAAGGCAGTCGGTGCAGCTGCCAATAGAACCGATGAATTCAGAGCTGCTATGGAAAGGTCTGGCAAGGCAATGGCTGACGGAACTTCTCTTTCAGATGAATTTAGCAAGAAAAATAACAACGCAGCTGCAGTCGTAGAGAAGCTGAAAAATGCTTTTGCGGATATGTTTACTTCTAATAATATTATCAATCTTTTTGAGGATGTTATCCGTGTGATTGGCTTCATTACAGGAGTGACCAAGGAGGCAGGAGATGGCATAAGGGAGTTTAAAGACAGGCTTGCTTTTTTAGCAAAAATCATCGGGGTGATGGTTACTGCTATGGTCAGTTATAAAGCAGCAATGTATCTCATTGCTCTTTCCACCCAAAAAGCTTACCAGCAGACCATTCTCTATAATGCAGTCCAAAAGGCTAAAATGGTGATAGATAATGCAGCGAAAGGCGTAACCTTGCTATATGCAGCAGCAAAGGCTACACTTTCGGGAAATACAGCCAAGGCATCTGAAGCTATGAAGGCTTTTAATGCGACTACTAAAATGAACCCGATTGGTTTATTAGTCGCAGCAGTAATGGCGGCAGTAGCAGCATATAAACTTTATCATAAGGAAGTAGATGCATCTACACAAAAGCAGAAAAATCTAAATGATGCTTTTGTAGAGGCGGAAAAAAGTATTGTTTCTCAAAAAAATGAGCTGGACCAGCTTATGAAAACTGCCAGAGATGAAACTTTATCTAAAGAAAAAAGACTGGAGGCTATTAGAAAACTCAACGAAATTTCTCCAGAGTATTTAGGTTTCTTGAATTTAGAAAACATCAATACCAAAGAAGCAACTGATGCAGTAAAAAAATATACCGAACAACTCCTAAAAATGTCAAGAATAAAATCTCTTACAGCTAAAATGGATAAAATAGGAGAGCAGATTATTGATAAAGAAAACGAATCACTGGGCGAAAACCTTGGCTGGGTTGATAAAGCTGCTAATAAAATAAGCAATTTCTTTGGAGGAAAAGATGTTGTAAATCTTGATAAAGATGAAGAAGTTCAATACCAAAAATGGCTGAAAGCTGTAGGAAAAAAACGAGCAGATGAGTTAAAAAAAGAATATGCCCATGTTTATGAAAAAAGAAGACAAGATGTGCAAGGCTTGAAAGACCAATTGAATCCGCTTGCAGATGAGATAGCTAAAATACAAGGAGAGGTGGGCAGTTCTACCGCTCCTGCTTCTAATAAACCAGTAAATAGTGCTGTTGCTGGTCCTGCAAAAACTAAAACTCCTAAAAAAGATTCCAGCGCAGACAAATCAAAATCGGCTTATGAAAAATCTTTAGAGGAAAAGAGAAAATATGACAAAGAGCTTCTGGACGCTCATAGAAAATATGAAGATGAAAGGGAAAAAATCCAGCTCGAAGGTTATGAGAAAGAAAAAAGACTTTTGGAAACCGAGCACAATCGGAATTTAGAAGATATCGAGAATCAGAATAAAGAAAAGAAAGATGCTATTGCCAAAGTGGAACGAGAGATTTCTGATTTCCAAAAAGCAAAAGCAGGAGCAAGTCCTCAAGCTCAAAAGAATTATGATGCAGCGATTCAAAATAAAAGAGAAGAAATCGCAGTCATCAACTCCATTATTGCGCAGAATAATAAAATCAAAGAGCAGATGGAGCATACACATCAGCTGAAAATAAAAACGATTGATGAAAAAGCAGAGCTTGAAAAACATCAGCGTGATATCACGAACTTGCAGAAGGAGGCGGCTCTTGTTCATGAAAAGAACGAGAATGAAATCACAGAAATTAAAACCATGGCGGAGGCAAGGGAAAAACTTGCTGAAATGGAGTTTTTGAAACTCAGCGACCAAGAGCTGAAAAACATTCACACACTAGAAGACGCCAAAAAAGCATTGAGAGAAAATGCAAACAGAGCTGCACTGCAGGCGCAGATAGAGCTTTTCAAAAAAGAGCAAAAAATATTGGAGGACTTACTCAGCAATCCAAATGTATTTTCTGAAAAATCAGTGCAGGAACTCAAAGAAAGAATAGCATCTATTACTACAGAAGTCAATAAATTGAATGCTGCTAAGAATGGAAATGAAGTAGGTGATGAATCCCAAATCCAGAAAGATGCCCGTAAGGAAATGGACAAAGTCGATATTCTTGGGTTTTCGGTTACACAGTGGAGCGATACTTTCAAAAATCTAGACACTACCGAGCGCAAGCTTCAAGCTGTAATGATGGGCGTGCAGGCGTTGAAAAATGCATTTTCTCAGTTTTCTGAACTTCAGCAAAGACTTAACGAGCGAGAACTCAGAAGTTTTACCAAAGGGCAGGACAACAAGAAAAAAGAGCTTCTTCGACAACTGAATGAAGGCTACATCAACCAGGAACAATATCATAAAGGTGTCCAGCTGTTAGAGGAGGAAACCGATGCGAAGAAAGCAGAATTGGCAAACAGACAAGCTAAGATTCAGAAAGCAATGGCGATTGCACAGATTGCTATCAATACAGCTCAAGCAATTATCGGAATATGGGCGCAGGTTCCTAAGTTTGATTTTGGTATTTCTGCTGGGGTTCTTACTGGTGTGGTATCGGCTTTGGGTGCTGCGCAGATTGCAGCGGTTCTTGCTCAGCCAGACAGTTTTGACAAAGGTGGTTTTACAGGTGGTGGCTTCGGTTCTCCTGATAGTTCTGGATTCAGACCAGCGGGAATAGTCCACGAGAACGAATATGTCACTCCTAAATGGATGCTTCAGAATCCAGTGGTTGCTGATGTAGTAGACTGGATGGAAAGTATCCGAACAGGCAGAACACAAGCGCCAAGAGGCTACGCAGAAGGAGGTTTTACAGGCGGAGGACAGACTTCGGGAGGGGATGTTCAGACTCCTGCAACGGCTCAGATGGTTTTAGGAGCAGAAATGCAGCCAATTTTATCAGACTTGAAACAAGTTCTTTCCGAACTAAAAGAAAACGGAGTAGAAGCGTGGATGGTAGAGAATGCCGAAAATGGTAAAAGATTGAAAAACGCAATAAAACAATTTGAAAATATAGAAAAAAGAAATGCGAGAAAATAAAAATTCTTTCCAAAAATTCAAGGTCTTTGATAACGACCCGATGAATAAGCTTTGCGACCAAGTGATTTCCTTGGTCGAAGAGCTGACAAATGAAACGCCTGCTGTGTGTGGTTCTGTAGCGAAAGTGTTCGGGGAACAGCTGCAAGAAGACTACACGCCGAAAGATGTAGATTTCGTAGTGAGCAGGTGGGCTTTCCGCCAATTGCTATGGAAAATTCCTACTGAAATTACAGGCGTAAAAATGATTGAGCAAAATCCCAATAGAATAATTCTCTTTACGAATTATCGATATTGTATAGAGATATGGGTTCATAATGCGGTTTCAGAAAAAAGAGAGTTAAAAAAATATCAAAACGAAATTCTTTATACAGATTATGGCAAAGAAAATTAGATTAAAAAAGATTGCGGTTTGTGATAATTGGCAACTTACCTCGCAAAATGGTTATGAATGCGGCGGATACAAACAAGAAGACGCTCCTTTGGTGGAGTGGGATGTGAATCCTCCTACTATTGTTTTTGAATACATCAAAGGCAAGGGAATGCCCAGCCAGCAGACCAGCAGGCTGACTTTCCCAGAACTAGATTTGTGGAATGATGCTCCATATAAGAAGTTTGTCTATAAAACTCGGGTGACTTATAACCTTGGGGCATCGAACTGGCTCAATGTCAGCACCAAGGAAAAGATATTTAGAGAAGGAGGAAACAGCGGAAAGATTAACCCACGCCAAGCAGATGTTCTTTTGGATGTTACGGGGCTTGCGGGACTGAGTGCTGGAAGGTATTCTGCATCTATCATCTACGAGGCTTACGGAATAGATGACAGAGGCGGTGAACATTACATAGAGCCGAGTTCTGTTTCTGTGACTGTTAAATTAGAAGTTAAGCAGGGGCAGGCTTCTCCATCGGATTTGGTGACAGACAAGACCGATCTTGTTCTGACTTACAACAAGGCGACAAAGACCCTTAGTGGAGATACCAGGTTAGAAGTCCGCACTACGGAGCCTATTGCTTTTAATATTACTCCAGACTGGGAGTCTTTTTATCCTTTTTCTTTGGATATTTCGAAAGAAACTGATAAAAGCGTTATACAAATATCAAAGTCTGCATATTCAGACACCACACCAGTAGATTCTACTTATGAATTTCATGCAGAAATAAAAGCGGGAGGAAAGAAAAAGACAATCGTAATTTTATTTAAAACTATTTCGGGGGAAGTAGTGAAGGATTTTGATTTTTCTCCAAGAATTTTTGAAGATACTTTAATAAAAGGGGTAGATTCTGCAAAAACTTTTACTGCGGATATCGTTAATCCAAATAATTTAGAAATCAGCGTTTCTTTAAAACCATCATTCATAGAAACTGCTGTAATAGAAGGTGGGAAACTGAAAATTACCACAGTAAAACCAGAGAGTCTTGCCGTGGGAGCTTACAGCGGAGAAATACTGCTTTCTGCAGGAACAATACAAAAAAGTTTTTCAGTAAGGCTGAAGATAGCAGAGAGTTTAAGATCAGATTTTAGAGGCGAAGCCTATTATTTTGCTCTAGACAAGAACAAAATAAAGATGAGCCAAAATAATCCTTTCTCCAGTTATGTGAAAATGAAATTGGAGATGTTTTTCAAAGGCTATCAGCAGGAATACCAAGAGGTTCAAGAGTATGAATATCTTTATTTCAAAAATGAAGTAGAGATTTTCCCTGGAGAGGAAATCCAAGACTTCTTTGCAAGATGCAGAGAGCTTTATCCGTTGAATGATGTAGGTTATCAGTATAGCTTTGCACTCGTAAATATTACTATTACCGAGCATAATGCAGATGATGAACAGCTTTCAGAATATCAGATAAAGAATGTTTTCTTTGTTCCTGGCAGAAGACCACGATGTTTTCCGTTATTTACCAATCATCCCATGCGCAGAACCTATCCAGAATCTGTAATCCGAATCAGTGCAGATGCTATTTCAGAAAAGGCAGAGTTTGTTCCGCTAATGAATATTTATCAAGGAGGAAAACCCGCTTTTGAGAAGAAAAACGAGGTTCGTTCTCATAATTTTATCCGAAAATTATTCACTGGAAAAGAGAATGAAATCATTACTGCTGGGGAGATTAAATATATTCCGTTCCCAGAGGTTGAAAATCCGATTCATATCTTCTTTGAAACGGAGAACTTGGTATTTGAGTGGTTCTCTGCTCACGATAAATACCGAATGATTTCTGAGTTTGAGCATTATTTTGATGCTGAAAACAAATTAAAATACGGCAGCAAACGGAAGAAATCTTTAACAATCAATACAGGCTGGATTCTTCGGGAGGAAATTGCGCTGATAGATGACCTGCTGGGGTCTAATCTATGTTTTATCATGATTGGCAATTTAAGGCTGAAAGCTGTAGCTGTGGGTAAGAAAAACGAAATGTACGACACCAGCGAACATCTGTATCAGATGGATTTAGAGTTTAATGTGATAGAAACTATGTAAATTATGCAAGACAAATTTATAACCAATGAAGGAATAGAAATTCCGCTGGACGGACTTTCGTTTAGTTTCACTGAAGAAAATCCAAGGTTCAAGGACAGCTTCTGGACCAACTACACTTTGCCCATAGAGTGTCCTTATACGGTGGAATTTCTTAGGAAGATAGGTCAGTTTTCTTCGCTTGATAATTCAAAACTTAAGCGGTTTCATGATGGAATCCATATTCACGAGGGGAAACGGAGAAAAGGAAAAATCGAGATTCTGGAGTTTGGGACAAAGTCGCTAAAATTCCAGATTGATTCTGGATTTGAAAACTTACCGAATTTTGACAAAAAACTAGCAGATCTGCCTCTGCATAATTTCGAAGTTCCAGACATCTACCAGCACGCCAATGAAGTCGTGGAAAAGAGCTATCCTGCATCAGATTATAATTTCCCAAAACTCTATACAGATGAATACAATCTGGACAGTGAGGAGTGGAAATATTTTGATTCGATGATAAACAACAGAGTGCAGGAACAGGGAAAGGCTGAAAAGAGTTTCCCTAGAAATAGAGTAGAGGACGGAATGGATGTTTATAATAAAAACATCATCCATCCGATGCCTTACCTACTGTATGTTCTGAAGGCTGGGTTTAAAGATGCAGGGTTCCAGCTTATGGGGGATATTCTTAGTGATGAGCATCTGCTTCAGCGATGTATTTTTACCGATAAAAACTACTACACCACAGGAGACCAAAAACTACATAAACTCAGCATGTTCAAGGAGGAAGTGTATTTGACTGAGCGGACTCCTGGGGGCGATATGTTTGGGAAGTGGAAAAAATCAGTAGTGATAGAGGCGCCAGGGAAATACAGAATTTATTTTAAAGTGCATAATGCATTGAAGGGTGCTGATGTTAATCTCTATTATGGAGGCAAGCATGTTTATTCTTTCGGTGCTGGTAATCAGCGCCAAGTGGTGGAGAATTTAAGTTTTGTTTTAGATGTCAGCGAGCAGGACGCCGTGGATAGGAAGGAATTTGTCTTTGAATATTACGGCTATTTAGAGGCGCCGCATTTAATGGATTCTTCTAAAAAAGATATAGGTCTGGCGTATATGGAAATCCGACCGATGAGACAGCACACCATAGAGGGCAATGTGATTCCGTATGTATTTAATTTCAATAGGGTTAATCTTAAAAAAGCAGTGCCAGATATGTCGTTCGGGGATTTGGTGACCATCATCAAGAACTGGCGAAACTATGACCTTACTTTTGACGGCTCCAAGGCAATAATGAATCTTATTAGAATTGATAAGAGCAAGGAGCCAGAGGATTTCAGAGCCTTTGAGGTAGAAAATCCTATCAGGAAATTTACTGATAAAGAGTATTTTCATTTGAAATTTCCAGAAGTAGAGGGAATGGAAAACAGGAATATTTTTTTCAATGAAAAAGGCTATCAGCTCAATCCTCATTTTGTGCCTGAAAATACTACAGAAGTTACTGTTAATGGCTTTTGTCTTCCGATGGCGTTTTTCCGTGGCGCTAATACCGCCAAGGCTTACAAGGAAAGTTCCTTGATGCTGGTTTATTATGCTGGGCTGGACAGAGACGGCGACAACCACGCCACCAATCCGAGAGGGCTAGAAGGAGAGGAGTGCGCCGAGCATCTTAAGCCCTGGTATATGAACAGGTTGTCTAACTTCAGTTACAAATGGACATTCATTGCGGAAAAAAACAAAATCCGTAAGTATGATATCCGCTCGGAAATTTTTGCCTATAATAAAAGGCACTGGATAAAATCCTGGGTAAAAAATTCCATTTCGGATAAACACTATTCTATAGAGATAGAAACTGAAACTTATTAAAATAAACCTCTGGTTTTATATCAGAGGTTTATCATTAGTTTCTAATAAATGACTATAGTCTTCTGGTAATTCAGCATCTATATCACGGAGGTATTTTTCAAGAGCAGTCATTGTGCTGTGTCCTGTAATGAGCATTATATTTGACTTTGTTTCAAAGGGGGTGTATGATTTTCTCAATTCTCTATAAAGGTGCGTTATATATGTGTGTCTGAAAGAATACATAGTGTAATCTTTTCCTAATCCAAGTTGTTTTTTTATTTTAGAAAATCTTTTTGTCCAGTAATCACGCCGCCCTACTTCTGAAACATTCCATTCCTGGGCAAATCCAAAAGGTGTAAAGAGAAAGTTGTCTGGTTTTTTGTTTTCTAAGAAATATAGATCTTGCAAAAGTATTTTTGGGATTATTTGCGTTTTAAGTGTTTTGTTTTTGGTTTGAATAGTAAGAGAAGCATTTTTAATATCAATATCTTTTACCTTTAACCTGCATACTTCCAGAGGTCTAAGGAAATTATAAGAGATGAATTTTATGAATAAATGTAGTTCTTTGTCCTGTTTTTGTAAAGTTTCAAAAATTGTATGAGCTTGATTTGGGGTATAGGTTTTATTTCGTTCAGGTTTTGCATTGATTACCTTTATCTTTTTGACAAAGTTTTCAGGGATGTATTCGTTTTCCTCTAAAAAAGAAAAAAATATAGAGAGGTTGGCTCTTAGGTTGTTTCTGTTTTTTGCACTGGTTGTTTCCAGTGTTTCGTTAAGAAAGTTGGTAACTGTTTTCTTTGTGATATTGGTTATATTTCCATAGACTTGTTTTTCATTAAGCCATTTTTCAAAGCGTTTTAACCTATAACTATAATCTTTGAATGAACTTTCTTTCATAACGGCTTTGGCGTTGTTGATTGCCAGTTCTATAGCATCTTTGATGTTTATTTCTTTGTTTTCTGAATATGCATCTTTTTGGTATGCTGTAGGAACATAGCCTTCATTAAGCATTTTTTCTAACACATTTCGTATATCTGTTAGGTATTTTCTTCTTTCACGAGCATCTTTTATCCTGTTTGCATTTTGGTAAATAGGAGATTGTCTTTCCATCTTCCCTGTTTGGGGATTTCTGTAATAGAAATAAATATACCATCTTTTGGAAAGATCTCCTCCTGCATCGTATATTCTGGGTTTAGAAAACAGCAGGCTTTTCATTTTACAGTATTCGTTTTTGTATTCGTTTTCGTATTCAATTCTCAAACGGCGTCTAAATTCGTCCAT